CAGGTCGCCCCCGCCGGTCAGCCCAGCGCCAGCGGTGACGGTACGCGTTATCGGGATCATGTCCGTATCCCGCGTCCGCGTAAACGTCCCCACGCCGCTCACTACGCCGACTTTTACGCCACCGATGAGATTCAGCGACGTTCCCGCACCCAAACTCACGGCTCCGAGTAGCGCACAATCTTTCAAGTCGGACGCCCCCGTGCCCGTGGCTGCAATCGTGGACTCAAACCTATGCCCGACAGCCGGATCGCCTCCGATCCTGCCCTCGTTTGTCAGCACCACAGCTCCGGTGATCGCCGATAGCTTGCCGCTCAGACCGTAGTTGCCGCTATCGCTTGGCTCGCCATACGCCGCGCCGGAATCATAGTCAACTGTGATCGCGCCAAGTTGCGAACCGAGGGGCCAGAAGCCAGCCACGTTCCGCAGTCGAGTCTCGCCGAAAAACCAGCAATAGCCGCCGGTCGAGAAATAGTTTGCCACACAGCCGTCAACCGCGAGACCGTCTTGCGACGCACCCGATGCCCGGATGGTGCAATCAATCAGAAGCAATTCAGCACCTAGAAAGTTCGTACCGGCCCCCGCGCCGAGGAATCGAAGCGACGCCTGAGCGTTACTGGCCTGATTCCAGATTTCGATATTCCTGACCTGATTGTCGCTCGGAATCCCTACCTGCGTCTGCGCCGCGAGATCAACGGGATCGTCCGATGCTTCGTAGGCCGTGATACTCGCTGCCGTCGCATTCGTGTAGGTCAGTGAACGGATGCGCGTGCCACCTTGCCCGATGGGACTGACAAGATGCACATAGCTCTTGCGAATGACAACATCCTCGTCCCACTGCTTCGCCGGAATCCAAATCTGTGCGGGTAACGCCGCAGTAGGGCCTGCGGTTTCCGCTGCGTCCACCGCTGCTTGGATCGTCGCATATTCCGACGTGTTCCCTACGCGATATACATTGGCAGCGCCGCGCGCCGTTCCCGCCGGGTCTGCGCCAACGTCTGCCGCTGTCAATGTGACTGCGCCAGTCTCCCCATTGACTGATACGACTAAATCCGTGTGATCGAATTTCTGCCAGACCGTGCCGTCAAACGCGGCGTAATCATTGATCTGCCAGTCCGTGATCCCGTCGAGGTTCGTGGCTCCCGCCACGGACACGCGGTACATGTCACCCTGATTGCCGACTCCGCTGGCAAGCGCCGGGGAGTTCGTCGTGGCGTTCCAGTTCCCCTTGAATTTCAGCCCGCCGACAATCGCGCCGGGGAGAAATTCAACGGGAACCTCCGAGTTTTCGTCCAGCGGCGCAACGCCGCCCGCGCGCCCGCGATCACGCCATGAGAGCCATGACCACATTAGGCCGCGCCCGCCGAGATGATGATCTCATTATCATTCGCGTCCGCACAAACCACGCGCAGATACCGGTACGTGTTCGGCCCCGCCCGATTTTCCGGCGTTCCGCCGATGGCGCTCACACTCTCGGTCTCGAACCACGCCGCGCCGTCAAGCGACGCCTGAATGGAAAATGTAGCGTTGACCGACGACAGCATGTAAATCTCGACCAGCGATCCGCCGTCCTCGCAATCCAGCGTAACGGTCAACGCCGCCGCCGTGCTGCTGTCCTGCGCTACGCGCCGCCCGTATCTTGCTCTGAAACTCATTGCGACCTCGGTTCATGGCCGCGCGGCAAGATCAATTCTTGCGGCGTCGGCGGTTGTCGTCGTTTGCTTTCGTGGTCTTCGGTACTGCGCTCACGGGCACGCGCTCCGCAAGCCCGATGCGCACGAGAAGATCGGCCTCGGCGGAGGTGACCGCATCATCCGGGAGCATTGCGCCAGCGGAATATGTGACGCCGCCGTGTTTGATCTCTCGCACGGCGCGCAATGCACGCTGCCCGCTGGCTTCCGCGATCTCGCAATCGGGAATCCATGCGACCGCACCGGCGGATAGAAGCAACTCACGCACCTCGTCCGTCAAGATGCCGTCCGGGATTTCGTCCCCAGCCGCCACGTTCCCGTACTCCGTCGTAAGAGGATGCTTCGCAATCAACAGCAGCCGCGCGTCCGGCGTGCTCACGGGCCGCGCGAACTCGACGCGAAAAAGCGTGTCAAGATGCGCGTCCGTGAATTCCGGCGCGCCGAGCACCGCGCCCACAGGGTAGGACGCGGCACCGTGGCGCACCGGCTTGACGGCGATTCCGAGCATCGCCGTTACGAAATGACGTTGTTGAAGTACGCTCCGCCCGTGGCCGCGACGACCTTCGCATCGAAGGCCATCTCGCCCTCGATACGCACCGTGCCGATGCCGAGCCAGTCCATCGGAATCCGGCTGATCCGGCTCCCGAAAGCACTTGCGCCGAGCATCCCTGTCCACGCAAACACGTATCCCGCCGTGAATTTCTTTTTCCCCGGCTGCGGATTCGTGTATACGAGTAGCGCATCCTTCTGCGTCCAGACGAAGCCCGTGACCTCCGTGGCCGCGAGTTCCTTGGACGTGTCCTGTACGCACCACGGGACGAGCACCTCGCCGATCCCAAGCAGCTTCGCCAGAATCGCGGTATCGTTCGCATCGGCCCCGCCGCCGCGAACGTACTTGACCTGATCCTGAACGGTCGGGTTTTGCGAGATCGCAACCCAGACATCCGGCGGCGCGATGAGCTTGATGTTATTCGGGTTGACGCCGTTTTTCTTGGCGATGCTGATCGCCTGATTCTTGATGTCCTTGATCGGCGTGCCGGTGCTCACGTCCCAAAGCGTGCCGGGAGTGATATCCGCTGCGGTCGTACTGCCCGTCCAGAGGCTCGTCGTGAAATAGGTGCGTTGCACCTCGACCTCGCGTGCGATCATCATCTGCTGCGTCACCCAATCCGTCGCGTCCACGTCCGGATCAACCGCCGGATCGGCATTCGCGCGATCCTGTTCTCCCACGTCCTCATGAATCGCGAACACCTCCGCGAAGTAGGTATCTGTGGACAAGCGCCGTCCGCCGCCCGCGCTCTCCGTTCCGGGCGCGCGTTTCTTGACTTCGTTCCGCAGCCAGTCGCGCCGGTCGTGGACGAAATATTTGTCCGATTGCTTGGCAACCGGAACCATCGGGAACGCGCGCGACGCGATGAACATGTCATCGGTCTGCATGTTCGCAACGCTGATATTCGTAAGCGCTGCGTCAACGTGCGCGTCTTTGGGGGTCGGATTGGGCATGGTTGATACCTCTTTGGTTTTCTGTCAGTTGAATTACGCCGAGCGGCCTTGCGACACGAGGGCGATGGAGCCGATGACATCAGCCGCACCCGGCGCGCCGATTGCGCGACCTCGGATATAGTCACCCGTGGCAGCGCCAACCGCCTTGCCGTTGGCATCGCTGGCGAGATTCGCATCGCCCGCGTAAGCCTCGCCGGCGACCACCTTACTCACGCCGCCGATGCCGATCTGCGCCGGTTCGTTTTCCAGCGGCTTGTTTTGCAGCACGCCGAGAATCGGCGCGCCGTCTCCGGCCAGCACGGCCTCGCCGTCCGTGTTCGCGGAGACGAAATAGTACTGCTTGGCACTCAGATCTGCGCCAGCGGGGAGTGAAATCGTTTCTAGATTTTCCGAGTATGCCATTGCGTTATCCTCTGTGATTCCGTAGGGTTAGTGAGCCGCCGCATCGCGAAGCGCGCGGCCTTCCTTGGATTTGTACACCTTCGTAAACGCCTGTTCGCGCGTGATCTTCGGGTCGGCGGTCATGGCCTTCGTAACCAGATCATCGAACTGCGCGCTCGTGCTGGCGTCTCCGCTCAGTGACGACCCGGACTCCGAGAACAGCGCGCTCTTGGCCAGCATGGCCTCGGTCGCGGCAAGCTCGGCGTCATACGCCTTGCCCTGCTCGCTGTCCGCGCCGCCGAGCGCCTTGACGCGCTTGGCGTAGTCATCGGGCTTGACCGGCGCATGTGGATACTTCGCCTTGCACACGGCGACGAGCTCGCCGGTCACGCGGATATCGCGTTCGGTTTCCAGCGCCTTCGTGAGCTTCACGATTTCGTCCTGATGCGCTTTCAGCACCGGCGACACGTCCGGCTCCGCCACTGGCGCGGCGATCTTCGCCGCGATGGCGGTGACCGTCGCGTCCTTGTCCGCCGCGGCAAGCGTGCCGACCACGGCCTTGAGCTGCTCCGGCGTCACGCCAGCGGCCTTTGAGATTTTTTCGATGTCCATCTTGTCGTCTCCATTTTCAGGTTGCGCCGGGACAACGCCCTCGGCGGATTTCGCAAGAAAAAACGGTAGCCCGTTGGCTCCCTTGTCCACGATTCCCACCGCAGTTGGAATCAGTCGCGTCAAATTCGTTGCCACAAGTCACCGTATAACATGCGCGCAAAAATTATGCAACCGGAGTGCGCCGCGCCCAGCCCTCATAACTGTACCCAGTGCGCTCGCCGGATTGAATCGCAAGCCACATTGCATCATCGAAAATCTTCGTGCCTTGCACCCACGAACCTTTTTTCACGACGACGCCGTTGTCCGCCGCGAAGTCAACCGGCGCGATATAGTTTTCAACCACGTCGGCCCTGATTGCGTCGGCGTGCTGGTCATTGACCTTGCGGCAGTACGCCGTGTACGTGTGGCACGCTTTCTCGATTTCTTCCGCGCTTACGATATCGCCATGCAAGTCTTCCACGTCCGGCTGGAGTACGACGCCGTACACGATGCGCTTGGCCTCGTCACGCTTCGTAATCGGAACCTCGAACGACACGGATTCCTCTTCCGTGACCTCCGCGGCCGCCGCCGATTTTGCAACGTACTCCGCCGCGCGCTCCGCCGTCCAGCCGTCGCCGAGCGTGTAGGCATAGACCGCTTGCGCGCCGGACGATAGCCGCCCGCTGATTTCCGTCACGCCGTCGCCGAGCGACTTGGCTACGAACGTTCCGCCGACGAACTTGTCCATCGGCGTAACGACCGCGCGAAATTGTTTCTTGACTTTCGCGGCCTTGGCCGCTGGCGCGATGGCATTAACGTCCTTTGCCTTCTCCGCGTACTCGCCGATTTCTTCCGCGTACACGATCTTCGATTGCTCATTGGCGTCAATGCGGAGCTTGCATGTTCCGTACCACACGATGTTACCCGTCACGATCTGACACGTGTCGCTCTCCCCCCACGGCGCGCGAATGAAAAACATGCAACCCGCGCAGAGTGCTTCCGCGCTCTGGCTCGGCTCCGCGTACCCGGCCTCAAGTTTATCGAACTGCCCGTATGTCCGCCAGTGTTCGATCATCATCGCCGCCGTCACGCCGCGCTCATTGATCGGCGCATCCTGTTTTGCAAGCATGATATCCCGCGTCTCGCCGTCCGCAAGCTCTGCGGCCTTATAGATTTTCGTCTTCTTGTTTTTGCGCCGCGAAATGTAATCCATGAGCCATTGCATTTTTGCTACTCCGTTTTGAGTCTCAAAACAACCGTGCATCGGCAACTCGGATGCGCCGATGGATACATAAGCATCATACCACCGACGCTGAACGGTACGCCGAGGGGGCGGCGCTGCCCGTGCGCCGGGCCGCAGATCGTGCAGACTCGCTCGTCGCTCGCCGTCAGCCAAACGCGCTCCGCTTCCGTCGCCGTGATCGCGCCGGTATCCACAAGTTCATTCCAGACTTCCGTCTTGCCCGCGTTGATCGCCGTCATAACCTCGGTGCGCGCAATCGTGTCCGCGCGCTCGCGCAACATCTTCCGCGCACGCTTGCCGACAAGCAGAATTCTCCGCACGGCCCCGACGCCCTCGTCCATGAGCGCGCGCTGATAGGCCGCAAGCGTTGCGGCTTGCCGAGCATTCAATCCGATGGCGGCGGTCAAGTTGTCCGCGATCTCGGTTACGTGCGCGCCGGTCACGATTCCGTTTTTCAGAATCGTCCGAACGGCGGCGCGCGACTCATCGGCGATTCCCTTGACAGCCTCGAAACCCTGACGCTCGACAATGCCCACCGCCCGCTGCGTTACGGGCGCAAGGTCGGTCAGCGCGCGGATGCGCTTGCGCCCTCGGCTTATGTCATTCGCCAGACCGATCCCCGCGCTAGCGGCGGCGGTCAATACGAAGTTGATCTCAAATAGTTTCTCGCTGAAAATGTCCCACGGCACGGCGCGCTCGACGAGCGTCTCGCTGGACGCCAGAACCGCCGCTGAAAGTTCTTCGCGATTCGTGCCGTCAACCACAGCGCCCGTGGCCTTGTGGAACGTGCGCCGCACATCCCGCTCCCGCGCATCCGCCGCAGCAAGCGCAAGGCGCTCATCCTCCGCCGCGTCCTTTGCTATGAAGATCATTCCGCCGCCGGAACGGGGGGCGGAGGGAATCCGGCGATTGCCCGGAGATGTGCCTGCGTAAGAATATCGTCAAGCGGAATCCCCGCAACGGTCAATGCCTTCGCGTACTCGCCGAATTCTTTCAGGTCGGCTTCCTCGATGTCACCGTGCGTCAGCTTGACCGGAGCCGTCGGGCGCAGCGTAGGATTCAATTGCAACAGCAGCGTCACGATCTTGCGGTTGAATCCTTCGGCGACGATATCTAGGAGCGCGCCGACGACTAGCGCAAATAATTCAGTCTTGCTTGAACTCAACGCAAAACTACCGGTTGATCCGTTACCGAGTTTCAGAAAATCGGCCATCATTGATTCAGCCATTTCTCTGGCATATCTGAGTACGATTTCATTCGTGGCGAATTGGCGACGGCTGCCGCCAGACAGAAGTTCAATGGTGTATAGGTAATTTCCCTTGTCGTCTTTATCGGACGGCAAAAGCAAGCCCTCCTGCTCGTCGCGCCGGATGTTCGTAATGATGCGCCGGTATTCCTCGGCAGCTGCTTTTTGCTCCGACGACGCCGACGGCAAAAGATACTCCGCCGGTATGCGCGCGACAGGAATTCCAGCAAGATCGCGCTCGACGCCGATGGCCTCCAGATTCTCGATTCGCTTCTTGAAATACCACGCCCTGTGCATGCCGCGCAGGATCGGAAGTCCATTAGGATCACCTTTGCTCGACATGATTCTCAGGTGCAATAATTTTTCAATCGGAATGTAGCGCGGCTTGAAGTCCGGCGGCGCGACCTGATGGACTCCGATCACGTCACCCGATTCGCCGAGCGCCCACCGATCAACGCTATCCTGCGAACGCGGAGCCAGCTTGCGGATGCCGATGCGCCCGTCGTCATACTGGCTCTGCGTCGTCTTGTCGCCGGTATCGCCGCTGCGCTTCTTCAGGACGAACTCATTGAGCGAGAATCCGAACGGAGCCATGCTCATCGCCTCGGAAATAAAATCCGTCCACGGATGCTCCATATCGCCGAGGCATGAATTCAGAAAGTCCGCCGTCTCTATGTCCGCCGGGTCGCTGCCCTCGGCGCGGAATATCCATGACGCTTTGCGCGCAAGCAACTCCATTGCAAAGAACGACCCGCTGATCGTCGCGTCGTTCCAGCGCATCTCCTTGTACGTTGCCATGCGCCGGGAGCCGCGCAGGCTCGGAATGAACTCCTCGAATATCTGCCCGGCGTACTGATTGAGCCCCGTGACGCCGGACTCTTCGAGAAACACGCGCTCGTTTATTTTTCTTGCCATGTCAGACTCCGGCCATCGGCGCGGCGCGCGTCGAGCTTACGGGGAGGACGGGG